ATGCTCAGAGGACCGTACCTGCACCCCACGGCGGCGACGCAGTTCTTCCAGGCCGAGGGCTACGCGCCTGCGGGGAAGTACGGCACCGACTGGATAAGGAAGCCCGAGGGGCTCAAGTCGCAGTTCACCCGCGACAACTGGGAGACCACCCTGAGGCTGCTCCAGAAGCGCCACGAGGAGAAGCGGGTCAACGAGTTCACCGAGGGCGACCTCGTGGCCTTCATCAACGAGGGCAAGGACCCCCGCACGGGCAGGCTGTGGTCCCCCAACACCAGGCTCACCCGGCGCACGGGGCTGATGGCCTTCTTCGACTGGGCCGCCTACAACGGCCTCGTCGCCGTGGACCCGGCTGCGCGCCTCAAGCGCCTAGTGAGGGTCAGGGCCCAGGGCGTCAGGAGCCACATCTGGCTCACCGGCCCGGAGGTCAGCCTGCTCCTGTCGAAGGCCGTGGACGGCACCGCCAGGGGCCTCAGGGACCTCGCCGTGCTCAGCCTGCTCGTGAACACGGGCCTGCGCTGCACGGAGGCCCAGCAGCTCCGGTGGCGGCAGGTGAACCTGTTCGCCCCGAGCATCTCCCTCATCGGCAAGGGGGGCAAGCCGGCCACCATCCCGATCATGGTGACGGACCTCGTCGAGTTCCTGCGGGACTGGAGGGCCAGGGCCGAGCGCACGATGGGCGGGGACGTCTCCCTGCTCCCCGTCCTGCCCCGGCTCAATGGCGAGGGGCCGATAGGCCAGCCCCAGGAGTGGGCGCTGCGCTGGGACTCCGCGCTGTCCAGCATCACCATCCTCAAGGCGGTGCGCGCCAGGGGCGTGATGAGCGGGCACCCGACCCTGGCCCCGCACGACCTCAGGAGGACGTTCGCCGGGCTGCTGGAGAACAACGGGACGTCGCTGCAACAGATCAGCCACCTGCTCAGGCACTCGTCCGTCGCCACGACGGAGAAGTACCTTGAGGGCAACCCCGGGCGCTTCGACAGCCAGCGGCTCCAGAGCCTTTACTAGGAGGGATGATGGCGTTCCAAGAGGCCATTGACCAGTTCATTGAGGCTCGCATTACGGCCGCCTTTGAGGCGGCGATGGAGCGCTACCTGGGGGACCCCTGCCTCGTGGGGCTGCTCGACGTCCTAGAAGCGCCCGAGACCCTACCGCCACCCACTGAGACGCAAAGAGAGGCCCCGTAGGGCCTCTCCCCGGCAGCACAGTACCGTGGCGGTACGGTTATGGCGCCGGGTCCGGGAAGGCCGGGATTGCCGCCTTGGCCTTGTCGACGTGCGCCTCGGCGGCGATGTAGACGGACGCCACGGCGGCCGCTGCCGCGTACTGGTGCTGGGACAGCAGCCCCAGGATGGTGCTCACCGCCACCCATAGCTTCCTGCTGGTGACCTTCTGGAGGATTGCGCTCACTTGCCCCTGCCCTTCGCCTTGGTGCCGTCAGTCGGCTTGCTGTGCTTCTTCGCCTTCGCCTGGGGCATCTGGTATTGGTACTGCCCCTTCATGCCATTAGCCATCGCTGCTTATCTCCTTCAGTAGGCGCCCTGAGCGCTCCAGGAAGCGCTCCAGGGCCTCTCGGCGGGTGCTGCGCCGTGTCGGTGGGTTGCGGGCCTCCTGGTGGCCCCTGGGGGGCGCTGTGCGGTCAGCCACGGGACATCCCCCATGTCCCCGCCACAGCCATTGGGAGATGGGCCAGGGCGCCGGTTACGGCGACCCTGGGAGGCACCCGGAGCAGGCGCAGGTCCGCTCTACAGGTGCGCTCCCAGGCGATGCCGATGCCCCCGTAGCCGACCAGGCACAGGAGCACGGCCCCCGCCCTGCGTCGGCCCCTGGCGATGAGGCACAGGCCGGCCAGCGTCCCCCATAGAGAGAAGGTGTAGGCCATCGCCTACACCCCACGGGCGGCTCAGGCAGGCTCGACGAGCATCCACGCCACGACCGACGTGTCCGTGGCGTCGGCTGACGTGATGGTGAACGACGTACCAGCCGTGCGGGCCGTCACGGCGATGGGCTTGGCGGCGGTCACGGTCCCAAGCGACTGGGTCGTGAGCAGGATGCGCGACGTGGCCGTGGCGGCCGTCGTGGCGACGGTTGCCGTGCCGGCCACAAGGGTGGCCGTCCCCATCTTGGCGTTGGACCCCTCCTTGACCTTCAGGCCCTTGCCGGCCGCCCCGGCTATGAGGTCCCCGCCTGAGATGTCCCCGGCGACGGTGATGGCGCCCGAGCCGAGGTTGGGGCCGACGACCGAGCCAGCCGACGTGACGTTGATCGAGGCGTCGACCCGGTTGCCGACGACGAGGTTGTTCGCCGCGCCCGCCCCGGACTCGTTGACGGACGTCGTGTAGTTGGTGATCGTGTTCCCGACCACGACGTTGTCGGCCCCGTAGAGCCGGACCCCCTCGCTGCCCCCGGCCGCCTTGCCCCGCAGGGTGTTGCCGACGATGGTCCAGCGCTTGCTGGCGCTCGCCCCCAGCGGGGCGATGAAGAACCCGTTGTCGCAGTTCTCGACGTTGTTCCCGGTGACGGTGATGTCGTTGCTCGGGCCGCCATCCGCGAAGATGGCGTACTGCCCTGTCGACATGATGTTCCCGTCGATCGTGATGGACTTGTTGCCGGACTCGACGCGGAAGTGCGTGGCCGTGCTGGAGAAGTTCGTCTCGAAGAGGTTGGCGTTGAAGGCGACCTGGTCCGAGTTGTCGACGCGCACCGCGTAGGCCGTCTGCGAGTAGATGCCACAGCCGCTCACGACAGAGGCGATGCACTGGCTCATGTCTAGGCATGTGGTGCCGCCTGCGATGGAGCAGTTGTCGATGCGCACCTGGTCCTGCTTGCGCAGGCGGACCGTGATGGCGCCGCCTGCGGTCTGGCGGGTCAGCGTGAGGTCCGCCAGGGCTATGTAGTGGTTCTGGCTGGTGCCGTTCCCCACGTCGAGGACGATGGACCCGTCTGGCCCCTTGATCGTCGTGATCTGGTAGCCCGAGCCCTGCCAGCGCACGCTGTCGGACGCGATGGTCAGGGTGGAGCCGGAGAGGTATGTCCCGGGCGGGAAGAACACGGTCCCGGACACCGCCGCCGCTGCGGCGCTCGCCGCCTGGATGGCCGCGGCGTCGTCGGTGACCCCATTGCCCACGGCGCCGTAGTCCCGCACATTGAAGGCGTGGCCGAGGGCCGACAGGAAGGCCCACTTGACCCCCGCTGCCATCGACGGGTCTGGGACGAGGACCTGGCCCCTGGCCCCGACCGCCAGGCGGGCCAGGGATGCGGCTGCCGTCGCCACGAGCAGGTCGCCCTTCGCCGTGACCAGGCTCAGCGGCGGGTAGGCCGACAGGTCTGAGTCCTGCGCCGCCTCCACCGGGTCTATGGGGACGTTCAGGATGCGCGCGACGCCACCCGCATAGCGCCAGTACTGCCCAGGGTCGGCGTAGAAGGCGCCGAAGGCTGACCCGTCAGTTCGGAACGGGTTGGCGAGCGGCTGGGTCTTGCCCCTGTCTGAGTAGAGGGCGGCGAGCGTCGAGCCCGGGCCGTAGACGGTGACCGGCGTGTCGGGGAGCGGGTGGTCGCTGGAGTCCCGGAAGGTCTCGGAGTAGTAGCCAGCGGTGGTGTAGGCCATCGCCTACACCCCACGGACGGCCAGGTACAGTCCCTAGGTGGCATCGTCCCTGCGGCGCGCCGGCCTCGTTGCCTCGGGCGGGGCCCTCCTGGGCGTGGGCGCGTCCATCGCGCCGGCCCAGACGACGCTCGGGCTGGCCGTCCCGCTCCTGCTTGTCATGCCAGCCCCGCTCCTGCTGGCGGGGGCCGTCCTGTGCTTCAAGCGGCTCGCCCCAGGCATAGGGCCCCTCGACCCGTTCACCGTGTCAGACGTCCTGCTGGGCTGCTGGGCCCTGCGCTCAGTGGCCCGCATGCTCCTGCGGCGCCAGGGCTGGGCGTTCAGCAGGGCCGAGGGATGGCTGATGGCGTTCTTCGCCTGGGCCGTGCTCATCACCGCCCAGCACGGGCTGTCGCTGACGCCCCTTGCGCGCATCGGCCTATACGCCGCTGTCGGCGCCCTGCTCGCCCGTGGCTCTGAGGCGGACCGGGCTTGGCTGGTCCGAGGCATCGTTGCCTATGCCGCCCTTGAGGTCGTCATGACGGCGCCCGACCTGTTCCACCGAAGGCTCCTGGGGCACTCCATAGGGGACCCGCATCAATTCGGGTCCCTCCTCCTTGCCGCCCTGTCGCTTGTCGTCGGGGGCGTGTGGCGCCCACGGCACTGGCGATGGGTGGCCGTCGTCCTGACGGTCTGGACGGTGGGCGCAGCCACGCGGGGAATCCTCCTCGGGCTGCTCGTCGTCTGGGTGCTGGGGTCCCTGCGGCGACTCAATCGACGGCGGTCGATGGCCGTCGTGGCCCTCGGGGTTGGCCTCGGCTTCGCCTTCTACGGCCCCGTGACCCAGCGGTTCAACCTGAACAGCGAGAGCGCCATCGTGCGCCGGGACTCGGTGTCGAGCGGGATCGAGGCGGTCCGCGCCTCGCCGCTCACTGGGTATGGCTGGGGGTGGACCACAGGGGGCAGGCGGCCAGGGGAGCCGCAGGCGGCCTTCAACCTCTACGTCAACGTCTGGGCGGCATTGGGCGCCGTGGGCCTCGGCTTGCTGGGCGGCTATCTCGTGGCGGCGCTCAAGCCGATGGCACGGCAGAATCGGCCGGCATTCCTCTTCTGCTCGGCGATGCTCGCCCTGGGCTGCACGGAGATGATCTGGTTCCCCGGCTCCTTCCCCACGATCTTCTTCTTCGCCCTACCCGGCCTAGTACCAGCGGTGCGCCCGCCTGTCCCGGGTGTGATCGTCGATCTTCCCCTCCATCCGGCCTAGCCGGATCAGGGCGTCCTCAAGCATGGCCGCCACCGTCCCGCTCCCGTTCGTCTTGCCGATGCTGCGGCGGATGTGCCAGTAGGCGGGCACGGAGGCGAACACGGTCCCGACGAGGCCGATGACCGCCACGAGGATGGCAATGCTCACTTCGCCCTCTTTCGCAGGGTGACGATGGCGACCTGGAGGAGGCGGTTCTTGCCCGTGCTGCGGTCATGGGCGGCGGTGCTGGGCACCTCCACGTTGACGCAGTCCCATACCTCGGACGTCTTGGTGGTGGCCCAGTCGATGTCCTGGAACCTCACCCGGGTCTGGATGAGCCCCTCTAGCGCCCTGGCGCGCTGCGCCCCCTTGCCCTTGCCGTTCTCCGGCAGGGGGCGATTGTTCAGGCCCGAGATCTCGTCCGCGCAGTTGACGGGGAGCTGGACCAGTGTGTCGGCTATGCCGATGAGGTGGCTGCGCACCTGCGAGAGCGACACCGCTGGCGTGCTCGTCCCAGGCCCGTTGAGGGTGATCCTGAGGCCGATGGAGACGCCCTGCTTGTCCAGGGCGGTGGTCTTGCGGGTCAGCCCGGGCGTGTCGAGCGTGGCCGCCGTGAAGGCGGCGTACGTCGAGGAGGCGTTGAGCGTGTAGTCAAGCGCCACGGACTCGCCCGTAACGAGGGGCTTGCACCAGATGGCGACCTCGTCGTAGACCTTCGTGAGGTTGGACTTGTGGTCAGCGATGGAGGTCGTCAGCCAGCCGCTGGTGACGTACGTGCCCTGCTCGTAGCAGAGGCCCACGCCATCCACCACGAAGCCCAACTTTCCCTGCCACATGACGATGGACCGCACGGAGCCGCCAGCGGCGGCCTTGAGCCACTTCGTGTAGCCGCCCGTGCTCAGGTCCAGCGCACCCACCCCGGAGTGGGTGCCGTCCATCGAGGGCCACGAGCAGAAGACGAAGCGCGAGTTCGCCGCGAACGCTGGCTCTGAGCCGGGGGTGGCGATGGTGTCGAATACCAGGAACGACGAGAGGCTCCCGGTGGCGTCCACGACGCAGCGGTAGACCCGGCCCTTTGCCGTGCCGCCAACGGAGTCGGTGCGGACCATGACGTTGCCCTGGTCCCAGGCCAGCGCCTTGGGGACCTCGCCGGGGGGGACCTCCAGGGCCACGGCTGGCGTGTCAGTCCCCAGGTTCCAGCGGTACACCACCCCGGCGTTGCCGGAGTACGCCCCGAACCACGCGTGCCCCGAGCCGCCGACCGCCTTGGTCAGGGTGGCCCCGGGCTGGGCCGTCAGGCGGCCCCCGGCGACCTCCTCGGCCCCGGCGTCGTTCAGGGTGGTGAAGCGGTTGGGGGCGCTGCCAGAGCTGGCGTAGGCGGCGCAGACGCGCCCGCCCGCGAAGGAGATGACGGTGGCGGCCACTGTGGACCAGGCGGCCCCGGGGTCGGCCGCCGTGGACCCCCGGAAGACACCCTGGGCGCCAGCGGCGGCGTACCAGTACTGGCCGTCCGTGGTGAGGTCGGTGATCGTGGTGGCAGCGGCGATGGTGAACGCCGTCCCGGCCCCGCCGGGTGTGGCGAACGCCGTGAGCTGCTTGTCGCCGGTCTGCATGTAGAGCACGGAGCCGACGACCACGGCGCGAGGGGTGGCGTACGCGGTGGCAGCAGCAACGGCGGTGGCGGGCAGGAGCGTGAGCTGGAATGGCTCGAACGGGTTGACCCCATCGGAGTCGAGGTACCGGGAGTTCGACGAGTTGTCCCGCTGGTACCACGTCTGGCCGGCGCCAGCCGTCCAGTCGTCCCAGCCGACGAAGTGGTAGTGGATGATGGTCTCGTTGAACGCCTCGACGCTGGAGTAGAAGCGCTGCGCCTCAAGGGGCTGCGTGACGCGCCGGTACCGGCGGTCCGGGTCCTGTGGGTCGTCGGCCAGCATGTAGCCGACGCCGTTGATCCCGACCTCGTAGACGCGCCCGACCGAGTCGAGGTCCGGGTAGTTGACGGCCGAGCTGAAGTCCGTCGTGAAGCCCACGGTCGACTCGGTCACGAGGGGACCCCCTCCGAGTTCTTGAGCTGCACGCCGATGGTGTAGTGGGTCAGGTCCGACAGCACGTACGGGATGGCGTAGCTCGTGGCCGCCGAGGTGACCCACCCCGAGTCGTGGAGCACCAGCCCGGAGTCGGCCAGGAGGCGCACCCGGTAGGTGCCCTGCGCCTTGCCCCTGGTCGACGCGAACGACCACGCCGGGGTCACGGAGGACGCCGTCAGGACGGCGCCCGACGCGGGCGAGGTGATCGAGGCCGTGACGACGCCCCACTGGACGTCGAGCGCCTTGGAGTCCGACGAGGCCCAGGTGACGCCAGCGACCATCGTGAGGTCGACCAGGACCCGCAGGGCGCTCCCGGTGGTGTCGGTGGGGACCCCGGCGGCCACGAGGTCGACGGGGACGGACGTGGCCCCTGGCGAGTAGATGGTCCCCGAGTCATAGTAGGTCGTCGACCCCGCGGCATTCGTGAATCGCACCCGGTAGAAGGACACGGTGCCGGCGTACGACCATGTGACGGCCTGGCTGGGGCCACCAGTGGGCACGGTGCCGGTCGGCGCCGTGATGGCCAGCGCCGGTGCCGTGGCCGCCCAGAGGACCAGCCTCGCCCCGACCGCCGATGGGGCCGGGCTCGGGTAGGTCGCCGTGGTAGCGGCGAGGGTCCCCGCGGATGCCAGGTCTGAGTCAGCGATGGTCATGGCGCCGTTGAGGGTCCTCTGCGCCTGGCCGCCCGAGAGGGTCGGCCCAATGTTGGTGTCCGGGCTGGCGCCGTAGACATGCACGACCTTGGAGTCCCGCTCAGACGTCACAGCGGGCGCCGTCACGACGGCCGAGCTGGTCGACGCCTGCGTCTGGACCTGGCTGACCGGCGAGGAGGCATGAGTGCCGGAGTAGGCCAGGACGACGAAGTTCGCGATGACAGGGCCGGAGAAGTTGATGGTATAGCTCGCCGGCTCTGAGGCGGCGATCCTCCAGAAGACCTGCATGCGGTTGGAGCTGCCAACGAAGTCAACGACCTGCGTGCCGCTGAATCCAGACATGGACAGCGTCTGGCTGCCGTGGTAGTTGACGCACACCAGGAGGAGGACCCCGTCTGGGATGGCCGTGAGCGCCAGGGGGAAGCTGGAGCCGCTGCCAGCCCCGGACCCGACGATGCCGTAGTAGGCAATGGCCATCAGACCCTCCTGCGCACGCGGTACGGCCGGTGCCGGGGCACCCTCTGGACGGACTTCACTTCCTCGACCGCCTGGTAGAACTCGGTCCAGCGCTCACGCACGATGCGGATGTTCACGCCCTGCCGGACAGCGGCCTCGTGGTTCCACTCCTCGACCTTGTCGATCTCCAGCCGGGACAGCTCACGGCCGGCGACGATGTACGCCGCCGCGTACAGGGAGGGGATGTCCTCGGCCCCCAGGGGGACCTTGATCGTGTCCGCCTCGCTGGCGGGCGCTGCGCCGCCCGTCACCCACGTGTAGGCCGTCTGGTAGGTGATGTACAGCGTCAGGATGCTGGGGACGTTGATGCCCACCACCACCAGCTCGGGGGGCAGCGTCAGGAGCTTCCCGGTGCCGCCGCCCAGGGACGGGTCGGCGTCGTCGATGAACTCCCAGCCGTCGAACCACGTCACCCTCTTGGGCTGCTGGGCCGAGACGATGATGCGCATGTAGCCAACCCGGAACACGTCCACCGTGTCGGCCGGGAGGTCGACGTAGTACTGGTTCGAGGTCGGCGTCTTGGTGGTCGTCGTGACGAACGGCAGGTACCGCGGCATGGGTCGCTTGAAGCAGCGCTGCACGGAGGCGCTGACCCGGTCCCGGTAGTACAGCGGGTTCACCAGCAGGGAGGCGCCCGTGGCCGCCGCCACTGGCGTCGTGCCGGAGTACCCCCGGATCACCGTGAAGACCGGCGTGGCGTCAGCGCTCTTGCCCGTGACCAGCATGCGCTCCTGGGCGCTCTCCAGGATGTCCGAGACGTTGACGGCGTCCCAGTCCGTGGAGGCCGCCAGCGTGAGCGTCGTGTCGGCCGGGCTGGACGTCAGGGCGTTGGAGCCGAGCGTCACCGGCAGGGGGCGCTCGTTGGGGCCGTAGAGCAGGTCTAGGGCGTCCTCGACCATCGTGCCGAGGGAGACGGCGCTATACGAGGCCACCGATCAGCCGTGGTTCCTGGCCCACACGACGAGCGGCTGCGCTGCCGTGGCGAGGAGGATCTTGTTGGTGGCTGTGTTCGTCCTCACCCGGAAGCGAATCGTGACCGTCGCATTGGAGATGTCACCCGCCACCAAGAGCCTGGGTATGCCCCCGGAGATGGGGTAGTACGGGGCCGAGCCGACGAATGGGCCGAGCCACCCCTGCACGCCGAACTGCGCGTTGTCCTCGGCTGCGCCGTGGCTCCACGTGCTCACGGGAGAGCCGCTCACGAGGGAGACGGCGTCGAGGCAGCCAAACACGTTGTCGTTGTTCCACAGGCCATTGACCCCGACCTCGACCCAATGCCCTGCGGCAGCGGACAGCGTGAGGTCAAGGCCCGTGTCGAGGTTGGCCCATGACGTCCCGTTGGCCGTGATGTTCCCCGACGTGCGCATCAGGCGCTTGGAATAGGTGGCCTGGGAGCCGGCGGGAGCGAACGTCCCGGGGTTGAAGAGGGGCATCAGACCTGCTCCGTCACCCGGGCGCTGCCATTGGCGGCATCCCAGATAGCGGACAGCACGTCCGTGTAGGGAGGGGCGGGCATCTCCCAGAAGCCAGCGGCAGCGATCTTGACCGTGAATGACGTAGCGGAGGACGTGGGGGCGTAGGCGACGTACACGGCCGAGGTCGAGTCGTTGAAGACGACGACTCCCTTGCGAGAGGGGTTGGCGTCAAGGAGCGTGACGCTGGACGCAGATGCGGCGACAGAGGAGAGGGCCATCGCCTACTCCCCAAGAACGGCCAAGGGGCGCCCGAAGGCGCCCCTTGGAGGAACGACTGCTCGCTGTTGAGGCTTAGGCCGTGTCGTTGGCGTTGCGGTGGAACCGCTCGGTGACGACCTCGCAGACCAGCCCGCCGTAGGACGGGGCAGTGCCCGCCACGGTGAAGATGGCCCGTGCGTACCGCTTCTTGATGTCGACGTCGAGATAGCGCTCAAGACTCGACTGGGCGGCGTCGGTGCCCGTCAGGAGGGCGAACCGCCCGTTGGAGACGACGCCGGCCGAGAAGTCAGACGTGTTGGACGACTGGACCTCCACGGTCAGCGTGGCCGAGTTGCCGGTGGACGCGACGGTGCCCGTCTTCAGGCGGACGCGGGCGTCCATCGGCTTGCTGACCTCGACACCAGTGCTGGTGGCCGTGGCAGTGAGTGGGATGGTGACGCCCGTCGTCAGGCTTGGGGCGAGCGCGTCATGGACAAGGGAACCTGGCATTTATTCATTCACCCCCGATCAGGTGTTGGTGATGCCGGGAAGGCGGACATAGGACCACTTCGATGCGACGGTGATGCCGGGGTAGAACTCGATGCGGCCCATGTGCCCGGGGGCGGCCTGCTGCTCACCGAAGTCCTGGACCTCGAAGTAGCCGTTGGCCCCGAAGAGGCCGGCGACGCCCTCGTCCTCGTCGAGGCGCAGGAAGTAGAGCGACGTGGTGACGTTGCTCGACCCCCGGGTCTCGTCGAAGTCCAGGATCAGGTTGCCGTCAGGGCCGTCACCGACGATGCCCATGGGCACGCCGTTCCACTGCATGACCTGGCGGCCGAAGGCGTCGTCCCCGACGTCGATCAGGGCCACGCCGGTCACGGAGGTCCGGGCGAGCTTGGTGATCTTGCGGCGGACGGTGCGGTTGAGCAGCATCACGTCGGCGGTGCCGGTGCGAAGCAGGTCGTAGGCGATGTCCAGGTCGTCCAGGGTGAGGGTGCCGCCGTTGGTGGCGTCGTTCGCAGCCCCGAAGGACTGGCCGAAGCCCTCGGACAGGAGGGTGTTGATGCCCTTGAAGTCCTTGGCCGTGCCGGTGCCGTCGAAGAAGTACTTGTCGAAGGTCAGCGCGGCGGCCTTGGCCTTCTTGGCGAACTGCCGGGCCTTGACGTCGCCCTTGTCGCCCATGGTGTTGATGATGTAGTTGTCGACGAATACCTCGCCACCCAGGATCGACGTGCCCCAGAAGAAGTCTTCATCGGCGCCGTAGTCACGGGTGTAGGTCTCGTTGACGTCTCGGAATGAGACCGTCGATAGGGTCGACTCAAGCCGACGCTGCCAGGCGTTGCCGACAATCTTGATCATCGGGAGGCGCTCCAGGATGGGGCTCTCCCTGATGATGATGTCGACGACGCCCTTCTTCAGCGGCTCGCCAGTCGTCTTCGCGGCCTCAAGAAGCGTTACGCTCCCGGAGGGCATGAATGCGGTTCCTTAAGTGTGAGGGGTGATGCCGGGCATCACTTGATCCCGGCTCGGATTGCCTCAAGCCCAGTGAGCTTCTGGGTGTCGACCTTGGGGGCTGGGGTGCCCTCGGCGGCGCCCGCCTGGCGGGCGCGCTTTACCTGGTCGGCCTCCTCGGACTCGGACTGCTTGGTCCCGGCGAAGGCCGTCACCATCTCGTCCAACTGCTCGCCTTGGAATCCCTGCTTCTCCAGGGCCTTCCGGAGCAAGTCCGTCTGAAGCTGCACGCGCTTGTCCTGGATCTCCTTGGCCCTGGCCTCGATCTCCTCGGCCTTGACCCCATCGAGATCCTCCGGCTGGACAAGGTCGAATCCCTTGGCGGTCAAGACCTCAGTCGTCTTGTACCGGTGGTTCTCGTCCTTCAGCCGCTTCACGTCTGCGAGGGCCTGCTCCAACTGGTCCCGGAGCTTCCCGCCCTCAGTGCCCGTCTGGGTCTCGTCCTCAAGCTGCACGGGCACTTCTGCACCTCACACCGGGTGTTGCCTACGCTCCCTCGCCCCCGGGCAGCGGAGAGGTCTCGCTATGCCCCCCAAGAACGGCCAGGATCAGCCTGCGCTCACGATTTCTGGCGGTGCTCGCCCGAACGGCCTCTAGGCGTCTCGCTCGGAATGCGGCGTCCTCTGCGTAGCGCTGCCTCATTCGGGCGTTGTGGCATGCACGGCACTTGCGGGGGCCGCGGCTCACATCCCCCCGCATCGTGTTCTCGGGCGTGAAGCGATGGCCGTTGACGCAGAACTCCTTCAGTGCCCTGGCGCCGCGTCGGTGGCGGTCACCGACGTCGACGATGGGGAGGTGGTCGGGCCTGACGCAGGGGCGATTTCGGCACAGGTGCTCAAGGACCATCGGCCACTCTGGCGGCTCCCCCACGAGGAGGGCGTACATCAGCCGGTGCGCGTACCAGAACTTGCCGTCCCGGAGGGCGCGGCCATACCCCCTCTCGTGTGATGCGCCGGTCCACACCCAGCACCCGTCAACGGATAGGTCAATGCGTCGAAGGCACCACGCCAAGTCCTCATGTGCTGTCACACCTCCCCATCATGGGGGGATCAGTGTGCAGGACACATGTTGGGCTCAGTAGGTGGTCGAGAGGCCGCGCTGGCGCAACTGGCCCGTCTGCGGGTCCTGGGAGAACCCCGGGGAGCCTGAGGACTCAGCCAGGCTCTTGTCGTAGGACTGCGCCTGGGCGAGCAGGTGCGCCTCCGGCGCCGAGTTCAGGAACAGCGCCTTCTCCAGGTCGTCCTGCGTGAAGCCCTGGCCCAGGTTGGACCTGGACAGCGCGCCGCTGAGGGCGCTCTGGCCCTGGCTGATCGAGGAGTAGACGTCCAGCGCCTTGGCACGCGTGATGCCCGCCTCCCGCAGGGCCTCCACTCGCTCTGCCGTTGGCAGCGCCAGGCCGTTCGCCGTCGCCGCGCCTCCGATGAGGGCGAAGTCGAACGCGTGCATCAGCTCGTTCAGGTCGAGCGTGCGCCCGAGCGTCGGGTCGTTGCCCTGGTAGAGGGCGCTGACCATCTGCTGGGCGAACTGCGGGTTGATCGAGCGCACCGACGCCAGGGCGTCGCCGGTCACCACGCCCTGCTGCTGAAGCGACTCAAGCTGCTGCGTGACGCGGTCCAGGCCCGCCTCGGTCGCCCGGGTGACCCAGGTCTGGTAGTCGAGCGGGGACTTGGCGACCCGGGAGTTGTACTCGCTCACGAGGTGCTGGCGCGCCGCGGGGTCGACCGCCATGGTGTAGAGGTCCTCGTCGCTCAGCCTCATCCCGCCGTACACGTAGAAGGCGTCCCGCACGTCGGAGGGGCCACGGGTGACGTTGTCCCACACCTGCAAGCGCTGCTGGAGCACCTGGGGCGTGATGCCCTGCTTGAAGAACGCCGCGTAGTCGGCGGGCTTCCAGCCGTCCGTGGGGCGGCCGAAGTCGTGGAGGGTCTGGGACAGGTCGCTCTCGGTCTGGATGTACTGCGCCTCGGTCGTGCGCAGCGTGCCGTCATCGCGGTAGATGCCGGCGAAGCGGTCCTTGTACTGCTGGGTCTGGCGGAACTTGCCCAGCAGCGCGTTGGGGTCGTCCCCGACCTCGATGAGCCAGTCCCGGACCTGGTCGAGGGGCAGGTTCAGGCCCTTGAGCCAGGGATAGGCGTCCTGGGCCGCCAGGAAGGCCGCTGGCGTGGTCACCACGGGCGTTGGCGTGGGTGAGGGCGCCGGGCCTGGGGCGTGGGCTGGAGGCCCCCCAGGGGCTGGCTGAGGGGACGGTGGGGCCACGCCCCCGGTCGGGAACGGCTGGGAGCGGTACTGGGGCACCGGGAGGAGCCGGTCGAGGGCATGGCGCAGGTTCGGGGGGAGGCTGCCGGGGAACGCCATCACTCAAACCCCATGAGGCGGCCGACAGAGCCGACTGCGCCCAGGACGCTGGCCTGGCCGTTCTTTGTGCTCAGCCACTCGTCCTTGCGCTTCAAGTCCTGCTCGAAGGCCCACGGCGCCTGCCCTGAGGTCAGGGCGCGCTGGACGTCGGGGTTCGTCAGGTCAGCCGGGCGCTCCAGCACCCGCGAGTACGTCGAGAGCCAGGGCTGCGCGGCGATGGACGTCTCCAGGGCTGAGTCCTTCCAGGGGTAGAGCTGCTTGGACTGCTGCTGGAGCGTGGTCAGCAGGTCGGCCTCGGACTTCTGCTTGCTGACGAGGTCGTTGGCCCACTGGCTGACGGTGTTGGGGTCGGGGTCCTGGCCGATCCAGCGGCGATAGAGGTCGCGCACCTGCTCGGACTGGTTGGAGACGTCGACCCCGCGCTGCTGCTCCTGCGCGTGCTCGTCCTGGATGCTCCGCGACCACGGGCTCTGCGGGTTCTGGAGGGCGATGGGCTTGATGAAGCTCTCGACGACGAAGCCAGCGGTCTGCGCCCCCGAGGCGATGGACGTCGCCCACTGCCGTAGCTGGGGGTCAGCGAGGTTGATCGTCTGCCCGGTGATCTGGAAGTAGTTGTTGGCGAGCGACGCTGCCGCGTCGTTCTGCATCTTCGCCTGCTCGGCCGGGGACGAGTTGTTGTACTGGCGCTGGGCGTCGGTGGTGCCCTTCCAGTAGCCCGTCTGCTTGACCCGGGCCTCGATCTCGTCAGAGGAGGTCTCCGGGTTGACGATCCAGTCGGCGTAGATCGCCCGCATCTCGGGGTTGTTGACCCACGAGGCGCCGCCAGTGGCGATGTTGAGCGTCTTGTCGAACCACGCCTGGTAGGACGGGTCCTTGATGCCAAGGATCTCCTGGACGAGGCCGCCGTGGATCAGGCCCTGCTGGCCGTAGAAGGCGTCGTGCGCGACCTGCTGCGCCGGGCCATAGCCACTCGTGGAGACCTGGCCCATGGTCCCGGGCGCGGAGAAGTCGTAATAGACCCTGAGGCCGTTGCCGACGTCGTACTGGACGACGTAGACGCCATCGACGATGAGCAGGCGCCCGCCCGCGGGGACTGGGGCGCCCATCAGCCCTGTGCCTTATACGAGGGCATTGAGGAGTGCCGCCTTCTTGTAGAGGTTCTGGCGGAAGGAGGCGCTCGCTGGCGCCTCTGGGGTGCCGGAGGCGTAGCCCGCCGTGGTCGCCAACTGCCCCGTCTCCAGGCCGGCGCGGACCGCGTCGCCGTTCCCCGGCTGGCCCATCGTCTGCTGCGCCGTCCCGGCGAACTCGTTGGCGTAGTCCTGCTCGCTGACGGCCGCTGGCTTGTACTTGTAGAGGCGCTGGTACTCGGTCGACCCCCGCACCGCGTCGAGGGCGCGCTGCTGGTAGTCGACCTGCGTCGACACGTTGGGGCCCGCCGGCGTGGCGTCCATGGCGGTCGCCCCCGTCAGCTCCTGCTCGGGGTTGATCGTCCCCTGCGGCCCGGGGCCGTTCTTCGTGCGGATCTCGAAGTGCAGGTGAGGTCCCTCGGCGTCGCCGGAGCCAGGCGCCCCCTTGGCCCCGCCCGTCTTGGCGATGAGGGAGCCAGCCTCGACGTGGGCGCCGTTGGCGACCAGGAACTCAGAGAGGTGCCCGTAGATGTACTGGCGGCCGTCGTCGCCCCGGAGGAGGATGTAGTTGCCGTACCCGTGGGGGTCCTGGCGCTGCTCCACGTAGCCCCCGACAGTCGCCAGGGCGGGCGTGCCCACGGGCACGGCCAGGTCGATGCCCGCGTGGATGTGGCTGCCGCGGTCGTCGCCGTAGTGGCCGCTGACCTGGTACTGGGCGGCGCCCAGGGGGTTGACGATCCCAGAGCCACCGCCAGCGCCCGCCCCGGTGCCGTGCATGAGGCCCTGGTCTGTGGCGTCCTGGAACGGGTTCGTGCCCTGGTTGACGGAGTCGAGGATGGCCGACTGCATCACGCCGACGAGCCCCTCCACCTCCTGGGGCGTCGGGGGTCGGTAGTAGAGCTGCGAGAGGAAGTCGGTCGCCCGCTGGCGCAGCGTCGCAGGGTCGGGCATCGCCACCGCGCTGCCGACCGACCCATTGCCCCCGCCGTTGAGGGCGGCGACGTCCTGGCTGCTGGCGAGCTTGGCGTGCGAGAAGTCGAAGCCCAGCTTCTCCAGGCCGGCGAAGACCCCGTTGACGTACGAGCCGTCGAATGGGGCGCGGCGCGGGGCCGACTTGCCGTTGGTGAAGATGTACTGCGCCGCTGCGGGGCTGTTGTGCGCCAGCACGGCCAGGGACCAGTCCTGGAACTTCGCATAGTTCGTGGCGAGGTTCTTGGCGATGAAGTCGATTGAGAACCCGGGATCGGTCGCCTGGGCGAGGGAGACGTCGGGATGGGCCGGCTGGTAGATCTGGGCCAGGCCATGGGACTGGCCGCCATCGCCTGGGATGTGCGGGTCCCAGGTGCCAGCGGTCTCGTGGTTGACGACGCCCCAGATGAGCTGCCATGGCACGCCGTACACCTGCGCCGAGTGCAGGACCATCTGGAGGTATGGGGTCGAGCGGGGGTTGGCGCTCGACGCCGTCTCGATGCTGGCCGTTGGGACCTGGACTGGCGCTGGGCCATTGGCCCGGACGTCAGCCCGGTCCTCGGTGGTGAGGCGGTTGTGCGGCCCCTGGCCTCCAACGGTGATCGTCGAGCCGTGCAGTTGCCCGCTGATGGTCTGGGCGACGCTCGCGTCCTGGAGGCGCCCGTCGTTGAAGAACCCCGAGTTGACGGGGTGATACGGGTCGTAGTTGGTCCCGTAGAGCTGGTTGAAGAGCGTGACGGCCTGGCGCAGGTCGTCGTCGCCCATGCCCTGCATCCACTGCGGGCGCGGGGCGGGGAGCGCCGTCGTGGGCGCTCCGGGGGGCGGGGTGTAGAGGGGGCCTTTAGCCATCAGATTTCACGGGTGATCGGGCCATAGACCTTTGAGAAGAATTTGCGGTAGAGGCTCTCGAACTGATCCCCAGGGATGGCTAGCTCAGAGGCGTACTGGCGCAGCGCCGTGAACACCTCGGGCGGCACGTCCTCGGGGGCGCTCTGGAGGCTGAAGCCCTGCTGGGTCAACTGCTGGCGGACCGACTGCTCGAACTGGTAGAACGCGGCCAGCCGCTTCTCCCCGGAGGACATCTGGTCGGCTGGCTTGCGGACGATGCCCTGCAACTCCTCCTCATTCTTGGCCTGCCTGGCGATGGTCTGGGCGCGGGCGTCGACCCATGCCGGATACTGGTTGCCGAGGTGGGCCTTGTAGTCCTTGATCATCTGGGAGAAGTCAGGGTTCTGCCGCGCGAGCTGCGCGTAGCCCTGGTCGTAGCCAGCGGCGCGGGCGCGGCTGTTCAGGTTGTCCTTGAAGGCGTTCCAGAACGAGTACGCCTCATCGACCTGCGCCTTGCGGGTCTTGTGAGCCGGGTCGAACAGGACGTGCCCCTCCTCGGAGAGATCTTGGACCATGCGGTCGACGTCGTTGTAGACGGGGACCATGCGCTTCATCAGCGAGTTCAACTGCTCGGCCTGGCTCTTGTCCGCTATGTGCATCCCATGCGGCAGGAAGGCGTTGAGGATGGGCGCGACGAGCGGCTCCAGGAGCGGGCGATTGATGCCGCCCAGCTCGCCGGGGCTGATGCCGTGCCCGAAGGCGTTGAGCTTCTGGAGCTCGTTGAGGACCGGGAGGTATTCCTTCCAGCGGGTCGACAGGTCGTACCGGTCGTTGAGGACGTCGTACGCCTTCAGGGCGTCGTGAAGGACGAGCGTGCGCGACAGGTCTTGGGAGAGGAACCGGCCCGAGGCCCCGATCAGCTTCTTCTCGAAGCTGAAGGGGAAGAACATGAAGTTGATGGACTTGTCGAGCGGGGACCGGCCAGTGCCGTACGCGTAGATCTTCTGGGTGGCCTCGTACGCCCTCTGCGGGTCCACGCCCTGCTGGACGAGGCGGTAGTTCGCCGCCGCCATGTAGTCCTGGGGGGAGTAGCCAAGGATTCCCCTGGCCCGAAAGGCCCTGTCGACGTCGTCCACGACGCCGTACTCCCCCCGGGACGCAGCGTTGAACATGCGCCGCGCCTCGTCCACGGCGTCAGCGCCGTAGTCCTTGGCCAGGTTCCTCATGCCGTTGAAGAGCGGCAGCCGGGCCTCCTCTGGGAGGTCGGCCAACTGCCCGAGCACGGCGCCCTTCGTGTAGCGACGGAGGTCGAAGAACGGGCTGAGGGTGAAGCGCAGGTTGTTGCGGAGCTTGACCAGCCCCTCTGGCAGGCGGGTGTAGCGGTCCCATGCCGAGCCCTCCAGGCGGGGCAGGGCGCCGTCGATCAGGCCGGAGAGGGAGGCGCCTGGCAGCGTCTTCGAGAGCACCTTCAGGCCGCCGATGAGGGCGCCCTGCGAGCGCAGGCTGTCCTCGACCGTCTGCAAGCCGTTGTACCTGAAGCCGACGTCGTAGCTCTTGAGGATGGCGTCCCGGATGCGCTGCACGGCCCCGTCGCCGCCAGCGGCGAAGGGCGTGCCCTTGATGGCGTCGGCGATCTCGGCGCGGCTCAGGTCGCGCAGGCCGTAGGGCACGGTGCTCGACTGCACGTTCGCCAGGAACTTCTGGCCCCAGCCGCCAGTCGCCTGGGCCATGTCCGACACCTGCTGCACATTGCTCTGGCGCGAGCGGACCTGCTGCCACATGCGCCCCATCAGGTCCCCGACGTCCCCGCCCTCCTCGGCCTTGAACGCCTCTTGCACGGCGTCAGAGCGGGCGGGGTTGAGGTCCACGAGGGCCGAGGTCAGCTCCGAGTGCAGCTTGGTCGACATCAACTGCCCGAGCGCCTTGTTCGGCGTGGGCTGGATGAACGTGCCGAGCGAGTACTGGGCCATGCGCAGGCGGCCCGTCTCGGCTAGTGGCCGGACGTGGTCGATGAGGTCTTGGGGCATCAGGAACTCGGCGCCGTGGACGGGCTTGTACCCGAGGCTGTGGAGGTAGTCGACCTGCCCCTGGGGCAGCCCCTGGACCTCGGCGGCCAAGAGGTGCTGCATCTTGCCCAGCTCCTTGACCTTCTGGTCTGGCGACCAATTGGAGGGGATGCCGAACCAGTCGCTCCACTTCGGGTCGTCGAAGACGCCCTGCAACTCGGACTCAAGCTGCTGCCGCACGGTGGCGGCGTTCTGGGTGAGGTCCAGGCCCTGCTGGTCGGCGGTGCGCACGGCCCGCGCAGCGGCCTTGACCTTGTTGGTGACCGTGGGCGCATAGGTGGCGTCGCCACTGCCGATCTGCTGCGCGTAGAACTCGCGCAGGACCGAGGACATGTCCTGGTCGCTGAGGCCGGCGAGCGAGCCGCCCTGGGCGTCTCGAATCTGGAAGAGCTGCGACTGCAACTCCGGGTTTGCCTCCAGGCCCTTGAGCGCGTCGATCCGGCTCTGGCGGGTCTTGATCGAGGACAGCAGCTCGACCGCGTCCTGCTTCGTGACGGTGTCCTCTCGGGCCACCGCGAACCTCCCAACCCCAGGGGAGATCTCGCGGGTCAAGGGCTGGAACCAGGCCCGGTAGATCTGGTCAGGGTGCTCGTCAGCGGCCGAGAGGACGAGCCGCGCCATCGAGTCGTCGGGGTGCAGGTTGAGGTAGCGGTTGGAGTCGCTGAAGGCTGGCTTGTAACTGGGCGCCTCGGGGTTGCGGCTCAGCTTGCCGACGTCGTTGGCAATGGTCGCCGGGGCGTCAAGCACGCCCTCCTGGCTCGTCATCTGCCGGAGCGTGTCGGTGGCCGTGAGGAAGCTGTCCCAGTCGTCGGGGTTCTTGAAGAACCGGCTGACGTGCGACTCGACCATTCCCGGCTGGAGCTGGGAGAGGAGGTCTTGGAACTGGCCGACCCGCTTCTCGTTGTGGTCCTGGATGAGGCCGTTCATCGTGCGCAAGGCGCCGTCCTGGGTGTCGGGGCTCGACAGCAGGGACTTGAACTTCCGGGCCTCGCCGTTGGCGCCCTTGGACTGGAGCGTGGAGATGAACGACCCCTGATCGCCCTCGTCGAGGTGGCGGATCTGAGCGATGCGCGAGTTGCGCACCCGGAGGTAGACCGTCTTCCAGGTCGTCGGGTCAAGGTCACGGCCGCCCGTGGCGCGGTTGGCGAGCCGGACGGCGTCGGCGTCGACTGCCGCTGCCGTGCTGGCCCAGGTCACCAACTGCCCGGCCTTCGTGGAGTCCCCGCCGACGAAGTCCGTCAGGGCGGCGGCCGGGTTCTTGAGGAGCCTGGCCTTGAGGGCGGCGTCATCGGTGAGGCTCGCCAGGCCGCGAGCAACCTCGACCGTGGCCTGCGTGTCGTTGGCGACCTGCTTCAGGCGGCTGACGACGGACAGCGCCGGCTGCCCGATCTGCGTCAGCGTGCCGGGGGCGAAGATGTGCGGCGGCATCACCGGCAGGGTGAGGAGGTCGAAGCCCAGGCCGAGGGGGCTGTTGGTGACGGGCCGCCTCTTCCATTGCTCGATGTCACGGACGTAGCTCTGCCCGGGCATGACCTTCTGCTCCAGGGTCCCAGCCACGCCAAGGCGCATCCCGACGCCAAGGGCCGTCGAGGCGAGCTTGACCCCGCGGAGGTTGCGCCACGCCTCCATGGCGTCACCCGCCCGGATGGCGGACGTCGCCAGCCCCTGGCCGAGCGGGGTGGCGGAGTTCCCCAGGAGGCGGCCGCCGCCGAACTGCAAGCCCTTCGCCAGGAAGCTGGCGTCGCGCTCACTGGCCATGGCCGTCTGCCCGGCCTCGAAGGCCGCCTTGGCCGAGTACAGCCCCCGGAGGGCGTTGCCGCCCTCGGCAGCGACCGCCACGCCCTCGCCGCCGACCATGGCCACACGTGCTGCGCCGATGATCTCGCTGGCGCCCGTGAGGAGCAGGAGGTCGTTGGCAGCGGGGACGACGATGTCATCGATGGGGCCAGTCAGGGCGTCCAGGAAGAGCCGGGCGCGCTTGACGAAGTGCGATGGGTTGAGGTCGAGCTTGCCCTGCTTCTTCGCCTCGGCGTTCCAGGCGCGCCACTTGTCGCCCCAGGTGCGCAGCTCCCGTGAGACGTCGCCATGGCGGAAGTGCTCCGTGGGGTCGAGGTCGAGGTGCTCGGCCACGTGCAGGAGGGTGCTGGGGGTCGTCCACTCCGAGATGGCGTTGACCACGGACTTGATCGACAGGGAGCCGCCCTTGTCGCCAGCGACGCGCTTGCGGAACTCGTCATCGAGCATCTGGCCCTGGACCGAGTTGAGCGCTGGGTCCCATCGGTCGTCGAGGGGGGTGCCGGGCGGGAGCAGGCCATGGGCGATGGCCTGGCGCTTGAACGCCACGACCGCGTTGGGGTCGACGACCTCGGGGCGCCGGAGGCCGGCGACGTCGGTCACCAGCCCGGCGATCCTGTCGAATGCCGGGTCAGCGGAGGGGGTGATGAGGCCAGACGATGTCTGTGATGCGACGCCCGTGTCCGCCGCCGCCGGGGCGGCCGAGAAGGGGTTGACGGCCCGGTTGACGTCGGAGGCCACTCCCCAGAGGAAGTCACCGAGGCCCTTGGTGTCCTGGTGCTGCGACGCCAGGTCCAGCTTGACCTCGTCGGGGATGGGGGGCAGGCCCCAGGAGTCCTCGACTGACCTGATGTGCTGGATGCGCTCGTCGATGCCGCTGAGGTCGAGCCCCGGCAGCATCGGGGCGGCCTGGTCGGCCGGCTGCGGCGCTGGCTGCGTCGTCGGGTCTATGAAGCTCAACGGATGCTCACCATTCCGCTACGGACCCCAAGCCTGGTGAGCGCCTCCCTCGCTGCGTTGGCGGTGACGGTGTCAGGGGAGCCATCGACGTTGCGCGGGGGCGTGAGTTCCAGCTCGTGCCCATTGACCACAGCCATCGTCACTGGCCCGGCCTCCGGGAAGCGGGACGCTATGGCGCTGGCGTCGTCGGCGTGGGCCACCACGGGCATGGCGTCGCCCGGGACGGCGACGGCCACATGCGTCAGCCGCCTGCCATCGACCCGCACAGTCTCAAGGCCGCGGGTTGGGCGGGTGACCTTGGCGTCGGGGTTCGCCGTCACCAGTCGGGCCTCTCCGTTCAGCACGGCGTCACCGAACCTTCCGGAGGACGGCTCGATCACCAGCGGCGCCTTGCCGAGGACGGCCGGGCTGGCGCTGGTGGGCGCCTGCGCCGCCGAAACCCAGACTTGCGCTGAGTTGCGCTCGTCGAGGCTCCAGGCGTTCCCCCGGACGACGGCCCTGCGGGCGGCGTCGTCAACGATGTGGTGCTCATAGGCCGGCACGGAGCCACTCGGGCCAGTGGCGCCGTGGGTGTAGGCGATGCGGGTCACTGGGTAGTCGAGCCGCTTGGCGTGCCCAGCGGCCAGGTCCCAGACCCTCTGGACCGTGTCGGCGGGGGCGCCAGGGTTCGCAGTCACCCACACGCCCGTGTGCGCGGCAGTCGTTGTGCCGTCGTGGTGAAGGAACGAGTACAGCTCGGTCGGGTCGCCCCCGGCGAGGTTCCTCACCTGCACGGGGAGGCCACGGTTGACAAGGTCCTGGCCGAGTCCCTGGACCTGGCGGGTGTAGCCAGCGGGGGCGTGGATGACGACGTGGTCGCCAGGGGTGAAGGCGGGGTGCGTCGTTGCCCCGGGGAGCAGCTCACCGGGGAGGGCGGCGTCGGTGAACGCCCGCTGCGCGTCCTGGACGGGGCGGGGGGTGGAGGGGACCCACCGGACCGGGCCCTTCCCGAGCGAGACGGGGTGGTGCCCGCGCAGCGCCTGGGCGCTGGCCTCGGAGGCGGGGGCGAAGATCGACGAGCCGCCCATCGGCTCTGTGACCTCCATGGGGCCGGGGTGGTCGGCGGGGGCTGGCCCCAGGTCCTCGCGCTGCGAGCGGCCAAGCGCCCCGGCGGGGTCTGTGATCGGGGTCGCCACCCGCTGCCCGGACGCGCCGAAGGCAACGCCGACAGCGTCCTTCGGGGGCGGGCTGTCGGCTGCCGAGGCCACGGTCGACGCCAATGCCCTGGCTCGCGCTGGGTCGTCGTACAGCCTCCCGGGACGCGCCAAGAGGTCCGCCACGGACGCCGTCGTGTCGGGGTCTAGCGCCTTGCGCTCGTGTAGTGAGACCAGCGCCGGGAGCGCCTGGAGGACGCCCGGGATGCCAGACGTCGAGCGGTCAGAGGCCGCTTGGAGCAGCCCGGCGACCCGGGCGCGGTCGACGAGGCCGACGTGGAGCTGGGCGGCGAGGTCGTCGGCGGTCTGCGGCTCAGCCATTGCCGAGCAGGACTGTCAGGACGTGCTTCGCCCACTCCCGCGTGGCCGAGCTGACGTCGGGCGAGCGGGAGAGCAGGTCGAGCGTGAAGAGCGTCTGCTGGGGGCGGGTCTGCGGGGCGGGCTGCGACGTCGGGGCGACCGGCGCGTTGAAGTTGTCGGCCCCCGGGGTGAGGAGCGCGGACGGGATGCCGGGGGGCACGGCGGCGCCAGTCTGGGGCCGGCCGTCCATGCCGGGGTTGGGCCGCACGGGGGCGGGGCTCAGCGCCGGGGGCTGCTGGGGCGCCGCGGGCTGGCCGATGGCGCCCTTGGGGAGGGCGGACTGGAGCCTGGCGACGTCCGCCTTCTCGCCGTACGTCCCTGAGTCGGGCTGGTTCACCGCTGGGGTGTCGCTCATCCTTGCTGCACGCTCAGGAACGAGTTCCGATTGCCGGCGGGGACGCCGAGGCGGGCGACGAGGCTGCCAGCGTCAGGCGCTGGGGGTGGTGACGGCAGCCCCCCGGGGGGGGCGCCCGGGCCGGGGCCTGGCGCTGGGGGCGCACCAGGCGCACCGGGGACGCCCGGCAGCCCAGCGGGCTGTGTGGGCGCCTGGTCCTCCGTGACGACGTACTTGCGATAGATGGCCGACAGCGACTCACCCCGCTCGCGGGCGTCGATGATGTCAGCCAGGGCCTTCGCCGGGAGCTGCTGGGCCTGGAGGCGCTGGAGCAGGTCCGCCTTCATCATGGACTCGAACGTCTCCGTGTCGATCCTGACGCGCTCCCGCCCGACGTCCGTGAGGCCGTCGATGTTCTCCTGGACGAACTCGTTGGAGATGTAGCTCTCCTTGGCGTACTGGATCATCAGCACCGCCGACTGGGCCGGGTCCCGCCCGAGGCCCAGGCCGTACTCGATGCGGATGCGGTTCTTGATGTCCACGTCCTTGGTGGCGTCGTACTCCTCAACGAACTCCTGGTTGCGGAGGATGCCGCTGACCGACTTCGGGCCGGGGAAGTACTTCTGGTCGGTGAGGAAGCACAGGCGCAGGGCGTGCTCCATCATCCGCTGGAGGATCTGGTGGTACGTCTTGATGGCCGTGTTCATCATCCCGGCCGACGCCTCGATGAACTTGGCCGACGCGATGGACTGGTCGATCTCGCCGGGGCGGGACTTGGGCCACCGGCCGCCGACGTGGATCGAGTCGACGAGCCGGTCCAAGTCCTGCTGGATGTTCAGGGAGGTGACGGCGGGCGGCACGCGGCCGATGGCGCCCTGGGGGCCGAGCTCGATGTAGGCGCCACCGCCGAAGGGCATCTCACCGATCAGGTCCTTGACCCAGATGTCTGAGTAGACGGCCTGGTCGGCGTAGTCGAGCACCATCGCCATGAGGCGGACGTGCGCCTCAAGGACGCCGATGATCTGGTCGAACTGCCCGCGGAACTCGCCGTCGAGGGCGAACCTCGACCCCACGACCACAGGGCAGACGCCCGTCCGGTTCGGGATGCGGTCGAGGAGGACGGGGACGTAGTCGCTGACCCCTGGCGTGGCGCTGATCCCGGGGTTGAAGAGGGCGGCGATGACGTACTCCTCCTCGTCGAAGAACTCGACGAGGGTGACGTGCGACTTCTCCTCCAGGTACTCGCCGGAGGCCCCGATGACGAAGTCCCGGCAGAGCCTCTGGTACAGCGGCGGGAGCTGGGAGTAGTGGACGTTGCGGGCGAAGATGACGCGACGAGCGGCCTGCCCGGGCCGGAAGCCTGGCTCTGGGTAGCAGGTGCGCGGGTCCCGCTTCTCGATCACGGGCAGGCGCTCGTCGAAGTCCGGCCACACGACCCAGGAGGCGAAGCCGAAGCCCGCCATGTCCATGATGGTCTGTGGCACCAAGAGCTCCATCTGGGAGAAGTCCCAGTACCCGGCGGCGATGCGCTCCATCCGGGCCGCCATGTCCTTCAGGCGCTGGGTCGGGCGCCGCGGCGACACCCGCACGGTCGGCATGAGGCCGGCGGCCTCGGCGGTGTCCTCCAGGGCGACCTGCACGAGGTTCGGGGAGCGGCTGGTCAGCTTCTCGCTGTCGGGGTCGAGGACGTTCCAGTCGCCGGCCACCACGGAGTCAAGGAGGGTCATGCGCCCGTCCCGGTCGTTGTAGCGCTCCCGGAAGGCGCAGAAGAGGGCTGGGATGTCCTTCTCAGCGAGCAATGGGGGCTCGCTTCGAGTACCGGTCAGCGATCTGCCGGAGGATCAGGTCGGCGTTCGACGGGTCGGCGCCCCAGCGGTGCTTGAAGGCGGCGGCCGAGACGTCGTCTGCCGTGGCGTCGGGCGCCATGACGAAGTACCGGGGCTCGCCGGAGGGGTCGAGTGTGGCGCAGACCACCCCGCCCGTCTGCTGGGCCTGCTCCCGGACAGTGCCGAGAGCGGCCTGCGACTGCCTCGCTGAGCGCTTGCGGGCACGGCTCTCACGGAGCGTCTTGAGGAAGGGCATCTCGGCCCTACCCCCAAGCGCGGCCTACCATGGGGACATGCGGCTGGCCTTGGCCCTGTGCGCCCTCCTCGGGCTGGCGGCCTGCGGGGGAGGCGCAGCGTCGGCGCCCACCGCGACGAGCGTGCCCCCTCGGGTGTTCTGCTCCGAGACGGACGCCCCGCCCATGAGCGGACAAGCGGTCGTCTACCCCCGGACCTACAAGTTCCTGATGCCAGCGAACTGCTGGCAGCTAGTCCGCTAGCACCTCGCCAGCCACGTTCACGAAGCGCTGTGGCGCCTCGGGCGCTGGCTCCTCGAAGTCCCGGTGCGGCGTGGGGTGGCCAACCATCACCCGGCGGTAGCCCCTCGTGCCCCGGCCCCGGTAGACGGCCCGGCGCTGCTCTGCGAGCGGGATGCTCCGCACCTCGCCGCTGGCGAAGTCGATGACCCGGCGACGGCGGGCAACCCGCTCGGGGACGCGCATGCGCTCGTTGAACATCGGCAGGTGCGCCCGGCGCAGGAGGTCGCGGCAGCCCAGGTCAGCGAACCAGTGGGACATCACCACGTCGGAGAGTGAGCCCATGGGGAACGTCAGGAGCTGGTTGATGAGCTGCTGAAAGACCTGCGCCGTCGAGGAGTTGCCCCACGGGATGGAGACCATCTGCGCCTGGTAGAGCGGGGCCAGGGACTCGACGCCGAATTGCGGGTCCCACTTGTTGCTCGCCGTGTTGTGGCCGGTCACCCGAATGCCACGCTTGGCGAGATGGGTGATTATCTCCTCATTGTACTGAACTAGGTTACTTTGTAACCCATTGTTCTCTACGCGCCATTCGTAGATCGGGTACATGTCCGACCAGTCAAGGATCTGGCCCTTGAGCTGCGGGGCGCGCATGGACTTCACGTTGAAGATGTCCACGAGGAAGCGCTTGCCGGTCTTGAGGTCGATGCCCTCCAGGGTCCCGGCCGTGTAGCCGGACCCGGCGTTGCCGCCGGCCAGGTCGAGGCCGGCGATGAGGCGCCACGACGGGTCGTAGTGCCCGCGCATCCGCTCTCGGTCCTTGCACTCGTCGAGCATCTCGGCCGTGAACGAGGCGCCGAGGCCGGGTATGTCGACGTTCTGGTAGACGAGCTGGAAGTCGGCGTCGGACATCTCCGTGCGCTTCGAGCACGCCATCTCGTAGGTGAAGTGGTCCGGCCACAGGGTCAGGCCAGGCCCCTCGTCGGTGCCCTCCTGGAGGATGGCCGGGAAGCGCAGCACCTTGTAGCCCTCGCGGTTGCCCAGGGTGGAGTAGATGTCCCCCGGGTGGACGCGGGTGCCGACCCATATGAGCTTCCCCCGGCGCCCGATGCGGGAGGAGACCTCCTTGTCGAACCACTCCAGCATCTGCATGACCCGCTCGGGGTTGCGCTGGTTCTCCAGGGTGGCGACGTCGTCCGCCTTGATGGTGTCGGCCCGGGAGCCGTAGATCTGGCCGCCGACCCCGATCACCTTGACGGTCGGGTCCTTCTCGGCCGTCACCCGGCCGGCGACGTAGATCTTCTCGGTGTTCCAGATGGAGTCCTTGGAGTCGTCCTTGAACGGCCCCCAATCCTCGAGCAGGCTCGGCCCCCCGAGGTAGAGGTCGGGGTTGGTGAGCAACTGGTCGATGGAGTGCAGGAACTCCTTGGCGAAGCCGAGGGACTTCGAGATGATGATGGTCCGGTGGTTCGGGTCCCTCACGAGCTGGTAGACGGTGTGCTTGACGGTCACGCGCGTCGACTTGGCGTGGTACGGCGGCATATTGATGAGGACGCGGCTGTTCTCGCCCTCCAGCGCCCTGTCGATGTCACGGTGGAACTCCGGCGTGGGGTGGTGGGTCTCGCAGTCGGGGCACTGCCACCGGCCGAAGTAGTGCTCGTCGAACTCCTCGAAGGTGCCGACCCTGCGGCGCTCATTCAGCCCGACCGGGTCAACCGCCTGGGCCAGCACGCGCTCGGCTAGGTCGGCCTGCCTCTCCTTGTACGCCTTGACGTGCTCATTGAGGCGGGGGCGGGAGACGCCGAACTGCACGGCGGCGTCGGCCTGGGTCCAGTCCTCGTCCACGACGCGCTTGACCGCCTCGGCGAAGCGGCGCTCACGCGACCAGTTGCGGGCGGCCTGGTACTTGGGCTCGGGCATCTCAGCCCTACCCCCACCAATGGGCAGACGAGGGCCGCCTGGCGCCGCTGCCTGGTCAGCGCGCTCTGCGACTTAGGACCCAAGGCTGGGTTGCCAGCGGCCCTCGTCTACAAGTCGGGATAGGGGGATTCGAACCCCCGACCTCCTGCTCCCAAAGCAGGCGCCCTGCCAAGCTGGGCCACATCCCGATGGGCCTCCCCCTTCTGCGGCGTACAGCAGACGACCCCACCAAGTCGGCCGAACTCTTCGCGGGAGCCGACCTCCCTGCCCAGGCCCGGGTCAGAAGGGGGAGTTGATTGGCCCGGGGCGCTGGCACGAAGCCATCACACCCATGCAGCTATCCGCAGCCAATTGGCGTTGGAATTGCCCCGGGCCAAAGCCTGCTCAAGGCTCGGGCGGCGGCTCCTGTGAGATGCCAAGGATCTGCTCGATCCTCCCCTTGACGGTCAAGTGCTCGTGTGCGGCGTCGAGGGCGACGCCGATGTCACCCTCGATCTCCTCGATGGAGTCGTGGTGGGCGTCGATGGCGTCGTAGTGCCCCTGGATGTCCTCGTTGCGCCGCTGGACGTGCTCGTTGATCAGGCCAATGGCCTGGTCGAGACCTCGGAGGGTGCTGTGGAACCCGAGGAGGGCGTTGCTGGCGATGCGGTGGGCACGGTCGATCTTCGCCATCAGGCCACCACCTGCTCGTCTAGGCGCAGGGCCGCCTTCTCCATGACCATGACCACGTCCTCAAGCGTCGTGTCGGGGTGGTCGTTGAACCGTGCAACGTGGTTCATATACACGGCGGCGTCATACCTCTCTGGGTACTGCTCGACAATCACCTTCTCTACGATTGTCGACGCTCCGATGCCTCCCGAGCAGTGCGAGAGGGCACCAAGCAAGCAAACACGTCCCTGGGCATCCTCGATATAGCCCTTCACCCACCCTCGTCTGCTGAGCTGCACCAACGCATTGCGGATGGGGTTATAGGTCATGCCGGCACCCCCAGGGTCAGTTCGACGACCTCGCGGAACGTCCTGAGACCTGTCGCCGGGAAGGGCATGTAGTCGTTGTGTTCCTGGGCCTGGTTGAGGATCTCCCGGGCGTCGTCAGAGAGGGTGGCGCCGACCCCACGGAGCCACTCCTGGAAGCACTCCCCGGTCGACGAGACAGTGGTCTCGACACCGCAGGTGTTCGTCGAGTCCGTGAAGGCAGGGCGGGGGAGGCCGAGGATCTCAAGGACATGGCCGACGACGCACCCGGGCGTCCCGTCCTGGTTCGTGTAGACGCACTCGCCGACAGCCGGGCCCCTCCCATGCCCATCGGGGTTGGACTCGGCCAACTGGCGCAGGGCGCCCTCGACCTCCTTGAGGCTGATCTCTCGCATGTCGCTCCCTTTGGTCATAGTGAGTGGTACAGGGCTGCCCTGAGGCGGTTCGCCTCGATGCTCAATGCCTGGTGCCGGGACGCCGCCTCGTTCATCTCCCGCTTCGTCGAGGCAAGCTGGTCCTCGATGGCCCGGAGGCCAGACCGCGCCGCCTGGACCTGTGTGAGATATGCGTCGCCCTCGATCAGCTCGTTGAGGATGCGCTGAGCGTCCACCCCCCTGGTGACGAGGCCGTTCGCGTAGTCGTTGAGATAGGAGAAGCGGGCCTTCGCCCGCTCGGCCCGGGCGAGGGTCGCCCGGAGGACGTGCAATGCATCCTGGGACTCCGCTTGGCTCACGCTTTTGACGTTAAGGAGAGAGGTGGGATGGACACACCCCAT